TTATACTTTTGCAATTCCTGCTGATATAACAGTTCCGGTTGTAAACGGAATTGCGTTTTTTGAAGATATTGAGATTTATGAAGGAACTTTCTTAACAACTAACTTTACGGTTGAGTCAGAAAATCCATCACCACCTCAAAGATACATTCTAGAAAATGCAAATATTGATACTTCAACAATTGAAGTGCTTGTTAGAGATACGCAAGCAAGTACATATTCAAGAAAATTTATTCTTTCTGATAGTTTATTTTCAATCACCTCAACGTCTAGAGTATTCTTTTTACAGGAGATTGAAGATCAAAGATATGAATTAATTTTTGGTGATGGAATATTTGGGGAAAAATTACAATCTTTAAACTATATTAATGTATCGTATATAATTACCAATGGATCATCTGGAAATGGAGTTTCATCATTTTCTTTTAGTGGTAGAATTGTAGACAATAATAACAATCTTATTACATCTGGAATTTCCCTTATTACAACAAATATTTCTTCTCAAGGTGGAAAGGAAATTGAATCTGTAGACTCTGTTAAAAAATATGCACCAAGAATTTATGCTGCACAGAATCGTGCTGTAACTGCATCTGATTATGAAGCATTGATTCCAAAGATTTATCCAGAAACTCAATCAGTATCTGTATTTGGCGGAGAAGATTTATCTCCCCCGCAGTATGGAAAAGTATTCATAACTATTAAACCATTTTATGGTCCATTCGTACCAAATTCAATTAAAGATAATTTAAAAAATGAACTGAGAAAATATGGTGTTGCAGGTATTGTTCCAGTAATTCTTGATTTGAAATACTTATATCTGGAAACTGATGTTACTGCTTATTATAACACAAATCTTGCACCAAGTTCTGATTATGTAAAAACTATAATATCTAATAATATTAATAGTTACGCCAACTCTACAGAATTGAATAGGTATGGAGCTAGATTTAAGTCCAGCAAATTTCAAAATGTTGTAGATAATAGTCATGAATCTGTAACATCTAATATCACTAAGGTACAAATTAGAAGAGACCTGAGAGCTAGTTTGAACCAATTTGCAAATTATGAAATTTGTTTTGGAAATAGATTTCACATTAAAAATGTAAATAATTACAATATAAAATCCTCTGGGTTTAAAATTTCAGGAATAAATGATACATTATATCTTTCTGATATTCCAAATGCAAATCAAACTACGGGAGAAATTTTCTTCTTTAAGTTAGATTCACCTACTCAACCCGCAATCGTAAAAAGATCTGTTGGTACTGTTAACTATGAAAAAGGTGAGATATTACTAAATCCAGTAAATATAGTTTCAACCTCAAAAACTATGCAAGGAGAATCAATTATTGAAATTTCCGTTTCTCCATACTCCAATGATGTGATTGGATTACAAGATTTATATTTGCAACTAGATATTAATAATAGTGTGTTAAATATGTTATCTGATGAAATTTCTTCGGGTGCTGATCCTTCAGGAACAACATATAAAATAACTTCAAGTTACACAAACGGGAACTTAGTAAGATTATAAACAAATGGTAGACACAAGAATTAAGATTAGTTCAGTTGTTGCAAATCAACTTCCAGGATTTGTAAGAGAGGAATTTCCTCTTGTAGGTGAGTTTTTATCGCAATATTACCTTTCCTTGGAAGGTCAAGGATCTACTTTAGATATTTTACAAAATATTGATCAGCACATTAAGGTAGATAATTTAACAAATCTTACAGATTCCACAACTCTTTCAAATGATATAGATTTTATTGATGATACTATTAATGTAGAAACGACCTATGGATTTCCACAATCATACGGTCTAATTCAAATTGATTCTGAAATTATTACTTACACAGGAATTACCACAAACTCATTCACTGGATGTGTTAGAGGTTTCAGTGGTGTTAAATCATATAAAGGATTAAACACAACTGATGAGTTAGTTTTCTCTCAATCAGAATCATCTACACATTCATCAGGCACTATTGTTTCTAATTTAAGTATACTCTTCTTAAAAGAATTTTTCACTAAAGTAAAAAAACAAGTAACTCCAGGATTTGAAGATAGAGAATTTTATTCTGGAATAAATGAAAATCTTTTTATTAAACAATCTAAAGATTTTTACTCTTCCAAAGGAACCGATCAATCTTTTGAGATTTTATTTAGAGCATTATATGGAGAAGACGTAGAAGTAATTAAACCTAGAGATTATCTATTCATTCCATCAGATGCTCAGTACAGAGTAACTAGAGATCTTGTAGTAGAAGCATTAGATGGAAACCCAGAAGATTTAATTAATAGAACACTATTTCAAGATCAAACTGATATTTTTCGTCGTGCTACAGGATCAATCAGTGATGTACAAAAAATTACAAGAGGAGGAAAGAATTATTACGTTTTAAGTCTCGATTATGATTTTGATAAAGATATCAATGTAAAAGGATCAATTTTCGGCAAATTTTCAATTCATCCTAAAACAAAATTAATTAACTCAGTATCAACTGGATCAACTACACTTGATGTAGATTCTACGGTTGGATTTCCAAGTAGTGGTACATTAATCGCAGATTATTCTGATGGAACATCTTCCACTATTACATATGAAGCAAAATCATTAAATCAATTTTTTGGATGCTCTGGAATAGATCGCTTAATTACTTCTACTCAAGATTTAAGGTTAGATGCATATGCATATGGTTATTCTGGATTAAGCACATCAAATGTCGTTAAAGTAAGAGTTACTGGAGTTCTTTCAGATTTAGACTTAACTCCATTTACTTTTTATTATGAAAGTGGAGATATTATTAGAAACAAATCTCTAGGAATTGGATTAACTGGATATCCAGCAAATAATTGGTTTTTTAATTTAGCAACTTCATATGATGTTCAATCTTTATCTATAGAAAACAATGTTAATTTTTCATATTCAGTAAGAACATTTGATACTCACAATTTTGTTGTTGGAGATTCGGCAAAAATAATCTCTAATGATGGATTGGAAGTGAATACCCAAATTATTTCAATTTTAAATCAAAATACTTTTGTAATCAAAGGGCAAGGTGAATTAAATTCGCAGAAAAATTATACTATCCAGAAAATTTTATCGAAAGTAAATTCAAATAATTATCCAGAATTAAACATTTATACTACAAATGTACAAAATGTATATTCGGATTCTAATTCTTTATATGTTGCTGCACCTTCACTTCCAAGTTATCTAGAGCAACCACTTAACATTAATAATAGATCAGTATCTTTTTCTGGGACTTTCTTAGGAGAAAATCTTAATATTTCAAATCATGGATTTTATACTGGAGACTCTGTAACATATAGACCAAAAAGTTCGTCAAATTCTTTAAATATTTCTGAAGGAGTTTATTTTGTAAAAAAAGTAGATGATAATACAATAAAGTTAGCAAGAAGTAAATCTAATATCTACAATCAAAATTATATTTTTGTTTCCGGAACTGTTGTTGATAGTGTTTTAGAGTATACTAATTTTGCGTATAAAACTTTAGGTCCACAAAAACTAATTAGAAAATTATCTAATCCAGTAAATGAAGATATAAGTTATGAAACAAATCCAGGTTTTACTGGTATTCTTGTAAATGGTGTAGAAATTTTAAATTACAAATCAAATGATGTTGTCTACTATGGGCCTATTGAAAAAATAGATGTTTCTTCTGGTGGTAGTGAATATGATGTTATTAATCCACCAAATTTAAATGTATCTGATGCTGTTGGAAGTGGAGTTTCTGCTTATTGTGAAGTTGAAGGAATCTTAGAAAGAATTGAAATACTAGATGGTGGATTTGATTATGTCGATAATCCCACTATTACTATCAGTGGTGGAAATGGTAGCGGTGCGGTTGCATCCGCAAATTTGATTGCAATCAAGCATTCTGTATCTTTTAATTCAGTCTCTGGTGCAAATTTAGTTGATCTTGCAAATAATACTGTAGCGTTTTCTTCATATCATAAATTTAGAGATGGTGAGTTAATAATTTATGAAACTGATGGGCAGACGGCAGTAGGAGGTCTTTCAACATCTTCGCCATATTATGTTTCTGTCCAAGATTCGTATACTGTAAAATTTCATAAAACTTATGATGATGCTATTGCACAATCTAATGTAATTGATCTAACTTCTTATGGTGTAGGAAATCACAATGTAAGATCAGCAAATTCTAAAAAAATTATTGGTTCAATATCAATTGTAAATTCTGGAAGTGGTTATAAAAATAGAAAAACCACGGTCACTTCTTCTGGAATTAACACTTCGTTAAATTTAATTACAATAAAAAATCACAAATATAAGAGTGGGGAAATAATCTCATATACGCCAGGAGATTCCGCAATCGAAGGATTGACTCAGGGGTCTTATTATGTTACAAAGATTGATGACGATTCTTTTAAATTATCATTGGTTGGTGCTGGATTAACAAATCCAGATTTCTATTATAAAAATAATCAATTTGTTAACTTAAATTCTATTGGGTCTGGAGTACAATCGTTTAACTATCAACCAATTCAAGTTACTATTTCTGGCACCGTTGGAGTTTCTACAAGAACAAATCAAAATTTCAATGCAGTACTACAACCAATCTTTAGAGGTGAAATCAAATCAGTATTCATAGAAAATGGTGGAGTAGGTTATGGTTCGTCGGAAATTTTAAATTATAATAGACAACCATCGTTCAATTTGAGTAGTGGATCTGGAGCGCAACTCAAAGCTATTGTTTCGAATGGAAAAATAGAACAAGTTTTAGTTTTAAATTCAGGAAGTGATTATAACTCTCCCCCAAATTTGCAAGTAAATGGATCTGGTAAAGGAGCTATTCTTGTTCCAGTTATATCATCTGGATCTATTGTCGAGATTAAAGTAATTAGTGGTGGGTTTAATTACCTATCTGCAGACACTACAATTTCAGTCATACCTGCAGGTTCAAATGCAAAGTTTGAATCAACACCAAAATTATGGACTGTTAACTTATTTGAAAGACTTTTACAAAATAATAAAATAACTGACGATGATGGAGTCATAGCAAATGGAACCAATTCACAATTTGGATTAGAATATTCTCATTTATATTCTCCGAGAAAACTAAGACAATCTGTATTAGGTATTAAAATTGTAAACGGAAGTCCAACTTATATTCCAGATTTACAATTAGACAATAATGGTGTGGAGATTTTATCAGAGGTACACTCACCCATTATTGGTTGGGCATATGATGGAAATCCAATATATGGACCATATGGATACGATAAATTAACTGGCGGATCCGCTAGATTAATGAAATCTGGATATACTGAAGTTACTTCCTCAAATAGACCAAATCTTTATCCTGATCGTTTTTTTGTTGAAGATTACATCTATACGAACTCTGGAGATCTTGATGAATACAATGGAAGATTTTGCGTTACTCCAGAATTCCCAAATGGAGTTTACGCATATTTTACTACCATTGATACTCTTATAGTAGAATCTTCACCTCCTTTTAGAAACTATAGAAGACCACAGTTTCCTTACTTTATAGGTAATAAGTTTAAATCGAAACCAATAGAGTATAATTTCGATAGATACTCAAATCAAGATGATATTGATTTAAATTCAACAAATTTAACAAGAAATACAAGTCCGTACAACTTATTAAAGCAAAATACTTCATATGATTTTCTTTTAAATCCAAAGGATATTTTAAGTCAGACTAGTAAAATTACAAATACGGAAGTCGGTAAAATTCGGACAATAGGAATTCAAAGTGGAGGTATCAACTATCAAGTTAATGATTCAATACTTTTTGATAATACCTCAACTGGTGGATTTGGAGCGGCCGCCAAAGTTTCTGAAGTTTTAGGAAAACAAATAACAAACATTAGTATTGCATCAACCAACATTGCAAATGTTGAATTTGTACCTTATTCTGTTAATGGATTTTTTATTGGTTTTGCAACTTCTCCGCATGACCTTATAAATTTTGATATTATATCGATAAGCGGATTATCTACTAGTGCAAATAATCTAAATTCATTTTATAATGCTGGTATTGCGACAAATTCTTTCATTTTATCGCAAGATGTTTCTTCAAGTTCTACAACGGGAATTATAACCTATTTTAATATTTCGGGAAATACTGATTTTCCCAATATTAGAGAAAATGATATTTTAGGTATTGGAACTGAAAAAGTAAAGGTATTAAATGTAGATAACATTTCTTCAAGAATAAGAGTTCAAAGAGAATATAATGGAACTGTTGGTTATGCTCATACTGCATCATCATTACTAATAGAAAATCCAAGAAAGTTTGCCTTCAACTCCAGAGTAACATCTTCCCAATATCAATATGAGTATAGTAGAGAATTTTATTTTAATCCTATAGAAACGATTGGTATTGGAACAACCGCAGGAGTTGGTGTTGGGGTTACATTAAGGTTTTCAAATCCAGGAGTAGGAATAACTCAAATATACATACCAACCAAATCTCTTTATATACCAAATCATAATGTTGAAACTGGCAATGAATTAATTTATTATAATAATGGCGGAAATTCAGTATCAATTTCTACAGATGGAATTAGTTCTTATCAGATTTCAAATGGACAAATTTTATACGCAGCTAAAATTTCAAACGATCTAATTGGAATATCGACTTCAAAAGTTGGACTGGGTACAAATGGTTCATTTGTTGGTATCAATAGCAGCATAACAACTAATACATTGTTTTTTACTGGAATTGGAACGGGAGAGAATCATAGTTTTAAAACAAATCCTCCAAACATTTTAAAAGGATCAGTAAATAAAAACTATGTGACCGTATCAACAGCTTCTAGTCATGGTTTGAATCTATATGATTCAATTTCTTTAAAATCTTCCCCAGGAATAACAACTACAGTTTTTGTTAGGTATAATGATTATCACAGAAAACTAATTATTGATCCAAGGTCTTTTTCTGCATCTGATGTTAACGTTGCAGAAAACTCAATTTCAATCTTAAATCATGGTTTTGTAACGGGACAAAAGGTTATCCATACTTCAAATTCTCCTTCTGGAGGTTTAATTGATGAGCAAATTTATTATGTTTACGTTACAGGTAATAATGAATTTAAACTTTGCGGAAGTATAACAGATTCTCAAAAATTAAATCCAATTGTTATTGATATTACAAGTGCTTCTTCTGGAACTATTTCTAAGATTAATCCACCATTAATTTTGGAAAAAAATAAAACAATCTTATTTGATCTTTCGCACCCTTCACTATCTTTTACTAATAATTCTGTACAATATTCGGCATTTGATTTTAATATCTACTCAGATAAAAAGTATAAGGACGTATTTTATTCAAGTTCAACTAATAGTACATTTGAAGTTTCTAAGAATGGATCGGTTGGAATTAGTACAGATGCATATTTAAAATTAAAAGTCTCAGATTCATTACCAGAAGTTTTGTATTATAATTTAAATCCAATCAATTTAAATCTTAATACAACAGTTAAAAAAGAATTATCATCTGATGATGAAAATATAAAAAATAATAACACACTAATTTTATCAAATAATGTACTAAATTCTATTCATATTTTATCCGGTATTGGAATCACATCATTTACTTTTACTATTTTAGAAAAACCAACCGAGTCAAACTACACTTTAAATGATGGTAATTTTGTTTATTCTACAAATTCTACTTCTTCTTATGGTCCAATTTCATCAATAAATATTGTTTCTTTTGGAAATGGGTACAAAAAACTTCCAGGAATATCTTCTATATCATCTTCTTATGGAAGCGGCGCAATTCTTATTTCGCAAAGTAATACTATTGGTAAAATTTTAAAAACAACTATTGAAGACATTGGATTTGATTATCCAGTAGATAACACTTTAAGACCAGAAGCTCAAATTCCTCAAATTTTAAAAGTTGAACCCTATTATGCTGTTAATAGAATTGGAATATCATCTGTAGGTAAAAATTATTTGATTGCCCCAGATTTAATTGTGTTAGATGGAGTATCAAATAAAGAAGTTTCTGACATCAATATAGGTTATAAACTTGGTGATAAGGATGTTACTATATTTAAAAATACCAATAGCCTTAGTAATAAAACTCCCACTATTGTTCCAATTAATAATACAAATGGTATAACAATTTCATCTATCTCATTTAATAGTACAACTAAGGATGTTACGGTTTCTTTAGGTGCGAGTTTTAGTTCATTAAGCGATTTTCCTTTTTCTATTGGAGAGAAAGTTTTAATTGAAAATATTAGTGTTGGTATTGATACAAGCGGAAAAGGGTATAATTCTTCGAGTTATAATTATCAATTATTTACAGTTACTCAGGTTGATCCAAATATTGGAGCAACGAACGGTTCTATAACCTATAGTCTTCAAAACTATCTTTCAAATGGAGAAGTTCCAGGATCTTTTGATCCTGTAAATTCAAGTGGAACTGTTGTTCCATCAAAATACTTCCCAATATTTGATGTTTCTTTGATTGCAAATGACTTCTTTAGTGGAGAAACTTTAACTTCTAATTCTGCTGTTGGAATTGTAAACTCGTGGGATAGTAAAAATGGATACCTGAAGGTTTCTTCTATCGATACCTTTGTTTCTGGTGAAAATGTTACTGGAAGTTCTTCAGATGTAATTGGTAAAGTTGTTTCTACTTTTAAATTTAATCCTCAATATAAAGTAGATTCTTCCTCAATTGTAAATAGGGGTTGGAATAAAGAAACTGGATTTTTAAATAATAATTTGCAAAGATTGCATGATAATGAATATTATCAATATTTTTCATATTCAATAAAGTCAAAAGTTCAATATGAAGACTGGAATAATTCAGTAAGCACATTAAATCATACAACTGGATTTAAAAAATTTAGCAATTTAATCATAGAATCTGAAAAAAATGTAGGAATTAATACTGATCAAAATCTTAGTGATTTTGGTGGTATTTCAGATTTAATTTCGATAGTTGATCTAAATTGTGTAAATGATTTTGATCTAGCGAGAGAAAGAACAGTAACAATTGATTCAAAAGTATATTCAGACGAAATAATATTTAATTCTAAAACAATTCAAGATTACATAGAATCTATTGGAAATAGAGTTTTGGTAATTGATGATATCAGCAGTACATTTAATAACAATCCAAGACAAACTCGATATAGTTCTGTCGATCTTTTTGATCTTTCTTCAGCGAGATCTAAAAAATATTTTGCGTATATAATTGATAAGAGATTTACTGGTGAACGACAAATTTTAGCAGTAACCTTATTGCATAATAATTCTAATGGATTTTTAAATCAATATGGTAAAATAAATACTGTTTCTGATCTTGGATTTTTTGATTTCAATATTTTTGGTACACAGGGAGAACTATTATTCTATCCGACAAAATATGAAGTAAATGATTATAACGTAAATCTTATATCTTATAGTATTCAAGACACCATTGCGGGAATTGGTACTTTGGATCTGGGAGATACTGTTAAAATTTCTAGCAGCACCAAAACAATTGCTGCAGGATTTAGTACTACAACAACATTAGTGGGGATTGCTTCTACATATAGAACATCAAAAGTTTTAGTTCAATATTCTGCTGTTAATAATTCTTATTTTGAATTTGATGAACTTACTTTAATTCATAATGGAACAGATGTGGAGTTACTTGAATATGGTCAATTATCTACCAATACTTTGTCTTCTATTGGTTCTCTTGGAATAGGAACATATAGTGCTTATCTATCTGGATCAGACATTAATATTGATTTTACTCCAAATGTAGGATTGGGTGTAACATATAATGTTAATACCCTTCTTGTTTCAATTGCTAATACTTCTTCCACTGGAGTATCAACATCAACTCTTAATACGGGTCTTTTAGATTCTAGAATTACTTCAATAGCTTCTAGTATCTCACCAATAGCAAATGTAATTGCAGAATATTCTGATGATTATTCAGGTGCTTATTATATTGTAAGTATTGAAGATATTACTAATAACCAGTATCAAGTTGCAGAAGTTATTGCTGCTGATGATGGGACAACACCTTCATTTACTGAATTTGGAATTATTCGAACTGGTTCCAACTTAGGAGATTTTGATGTATCTATATCTGGTGGAAAAACTAAGTTAACTTTCACTCCAGTATCTAATATAGATGTGCAGATTAGAGTTTTTCAAAATGCATTAAGACTCGTCGATACAATGAGTTCTGATACTCTTATTGATTTAAATAATACTTCTGTTAATACTGGTTATGGATCTTATGAAAGCATAAACGCAGACGTAAAACGTGCATTTGATTTAACTCACAAACAACTTCCAATCTTTAAGAGATCTTTTGTTGGAAGTGCATCTACCGTAGTGGACATAGTTAACAATCTTATTCGTATACCAAATCATTTCTTTGTAAGTGGAGAAGAATTATCTTATGGTTATGCCGGGGCGGGAACAACTCAAGCGATTGGTATCATAACAACGTCTATAGTTGGTGTTGGAACAACTGATAAATTACCATCATCCATTTATGCCATTAAAGTTGATAGCTCCAATATTAGGGTAGCAGCCTCCGCAGAAAACGCATTAAAATCAATCCCAGTTCCTCTCAGATTATCTTCTGTCGGAATAGGAGATTCTCATTCATTTACCTCAAAAAAACAAAATTCTAGAGTATTGATAGGAATTGATAACGTAATCCAATCTCCTATTGTTTCAACAGCAATAACAACCACTCTTGCAAAAGAAATTATTATGACAGACGATATTATCACAATATCGGGAATTACTTCTTTCTTTGGTGGAGATTTGATTAAAATTAATAATGAAATTATGAAATTGGAAATTGTTGGATTTGGAAGCACTAATGTTCTCTTAGTAAGGAGACCTTGGATGGGAACAGGAATTTCTTCACATCCCAATGGATCTCTAGTAACTAAAGTTAACGGTGATTATAATATTATAGATAATACAATTAATTTTGTAACAGCACCATATGGACAAACTCCGATTGGAACTACATCAGGAAGTCCAGATAACGTAGATTATGTTGGAATAAGTACGTTCTCTACATTTAGTGGAAGATCTTTTATGAGATCTGGCATTCCAAATTCTGCAGACGAATCCTATTCTAAAAATTATATTTTTGAAGATATTTCTTCCCAATTCACGGGATATCAAACTTTATTTAATTTAAAATTAAATGGTACAGATGTAAGTGGAATTTCTACAGATAATTCTATAATACTTGTAAATCAAATTTTCCAAGGACCGAAGAGACTTGGATCATCTGTAAATATTATTGGAGATTATGCTCTTAAAGAAAATCTAGGTATAACGAGTATTCAGTTTACTGGTTCTATTTCATCAACTTCTTATGATATAAACACATCTAATGTTCCTCTCGGAGGGGTAATTGTTTCTGTTGCGTCATCCGAGGGATTTGGATATCAACCATTGGTTGCTGCCGGTGGAACTGCTATTATATCTGGTTTTGGAACAATTTCTTCAATTAGCATTGGAAACAGTGGATCTGGATATCGTTCTGGAGTTCAAACTGTTAGAGTTGGAATCCAAACAGAAGACCTTGTAGATACAAACATTACTTACGTTGGTATTGCTTCGATTAATGATGGAAATATTGTAAGTGTTGCAATCACAAATCCGGGAGTTGGATATACTGCAACAAAT